ACTGTAGAGCTGCTATGGAAAGGTAATAATTCAAGCATAAGCTGTATTCCACCAGGGAGATACCCTTTTACAAAATCAAAAGCAAACAACAATCCGGGATTAGGATCTGTATTCAGACTTGGTGATGTTCCTTACCGAGGAGGTATCCTTATTCACGCAGGATCATCATACAAGGATAGTAACGGATGTATTCTACCTGGGATTGTAGCTCAGGGAGACAAGACAGGGGATAAAGTCCCTGATAATAATTCAACTAAAGAAGCAATGAGATACTTGCTTGATGCAATATACCCGGCCGGTGCACCGAACAATACTTATATTATTGAAGTTTATGGAATAAAGGATAAAAAGTATATCGAAGAAAGAACAGGAGCTGAGTATGCAAACCCATCTAGCTTACCTGCTTCAGATCCAGGAACAGCATCAAGAAGTACTTACATACAGTATGCAAGACTGCTAAATGATGTGCTGCTATTAAAAGATGGTTTTGATAACTTGAGACCTCTACTAAAAGCTACTAAAGGTACACTTAATGATAACGAAGCAGAAGCAGTAGCTAGAATGAGAGGGTTAATAAACGAAAATATAACCCCAGCTGTTTGGAAGAACAAATTAGATTTAAGTAAATTAACCCCATACCACAAGAAGCTATTCAGGGAACAATTTAATGCTTTAATGAAAGCAATAGTTCCATCAGGAGGTTCAAAGTTTTTTCCGTTTAAATTTCCATCGACTACTGATCAAACAAAGTACGGTAAAGACAGAATAATAATGAATGTAGACTACTAAGACTATGGCATACTTACCCAAACATTACGTCAAAACAGGATTAACTGCCAATCCCGGGGAGTATATTGATAGAGCTACGGGTGAACCTTACTCTGGTCCTTATTATGAGATTGCAACAGGGCAGTATTTTGCAGGAGTAGGTCCGCAAGATCCAAACGCAAGAGAGATTCTACCTTTTGGAAATAACGAAACAAATGCTGGTACTCAATACCAACAGGTTGGAGTTGCTTTTAACTTAGATGTTCCGAACATAAGACCAGGCGGAAGCTCATACGATATCCAGAATCAACCAACAGTTAATTATCAGTTATTTCAACAGCAGGTAGTTAATGAGTATACAGCTATTAAAAAATTTACAGCTCAAGACTACGAAGTACGGTTTTTACCTTATGGAATAACTCCTATTCCTGATGAGAATGATTATAAGATTGGAGAATATGAAAGATACTTTTGTAAGAAAGCAAATGAGAATCTTTACCTTGAGTTAGATAAGCAGCAGTTTGATAGCCTGGCGTCTGGAGATCCTAAGTTCTTTTGGGAGCAATACATTCCTTTCTCATTACCTTGGCTACTAACCGGGCAGGAATCTCAAGTATATCAAACAAACCAAAGCATTGTTCGGAAGAGAGTTGTAAACTTACAGCTTTTTGGTTTTGATCAATTCTTAAAAGAGGATTACCTTAAGTTCTATAAGAAGTAGGATTCTACATTCAAATCCCGTATCTTTAGTTAAAGGTTATGTTTTGGCTAGTAGAGACTCAAGAGCAGTTTGATAAAGTACAGTTTGAATTAGGACCGGAAATATTCGTACTTCCGATTCAAAGGCATCCGGAAATGCATCCAAGCATTTATGCTCCGTTATGCTTATATCTTAGAGACGTTACCCAGCCGAAAGGCTTTTTAGTCAACTACTCTCATCCGGAAGCATTACAGTTTGATCCTCTACAGGTTAAAGAATACCTAAGAACTTTTAAGAAAATCTATACTCCGGATAAAAAAGCATTAAGCCATACTTACTTTGGTACAAATACTTACGATCTGAACTTGTTTGAGCATAAAGAAGTAAAGAAGCAGACTCATGCTCATAGTTATTTCTCTCAAAGATACCACACAGAGGAGGATCTTAATTTGATAATTCCGATAGTAAAGCATTTTGAGCAGTGTGAGATTATATTTGATGAATATCTTTCAGTAATTAAAAAGTATATTCCTAATGAGTATCATGATGATTTATCTAATGTATTCTGGTTTATAGAAAGAAACGGCTTAAAGGTTAATAGTGCCTTTGAAAGATACTTTGACTTGAAGAGACCCTTTCTATCCCGCTATAACTCTTATACATTCACCCAATACAATCTCAATACTACTACCGGCCGACCTTCGAACACATTTAACAGCTTAAACTTTGCTGCTTTACCTAAGGAAAACGGTTCTAGATCGGTTTTTGTACCAAGAAACGATTTTTTATTAGAGATTGACTTGACTGCCTACCATCCGACGTTGATTGGGCAGATGGTTGGTTATAACTCACCGACAGGGGATATCTATGAAGATTTTGCAGCTGAGTACGGAATGGACCGAACTGAAGCAAAAGGATTAGTGTTTAAGCAGTTATACGGGCATATCTTCGATCAGTATAAAGACTTTGAATTCTTTAAATTAACTCAGAAGCTTATCGAAGAGATCTGGAATACATTCAGTAGTAAAGGTAAGTATGTAGTTCAAGAGACCGGGAAGGTGTTTAAGAAAGATGATTTACCTAATATGAACCCGCAGAAGCTATTCAATTATGTTATTCAACATTGGGAAACTTACAGCAACGTTGCAATCCTTAAAGAAATCATCTATATTATTAATAATAAGGAGACGAAATTAGTACTCTATACTTATGATGCTTTCTTATTAGATGCTAATAAGCAGGATAAAGAAGAGATTAAGCAGATATTAACAGTATTTAAAGACAAAAACCTACAAATAAAAACAAGTTATGGACCAGACTACAACACTTTACAGCCCCTTTGATATTTATGATAGAGAAACTATCAATACCGGAGACGTGAATAATAAGTTATTTTGTACATTCGTACCACTAAGTGAAGTGGATTCCTTTATAAAGGAGATATCCAGCGAATATACTATTTTATATAATAAGATTTTTGTTTTGCATATTAAGAGCAATGATGAGTACGTTTGTACTTATAACGTTGACCAGCCTAATATCAACAACATTCCAGATAATACAATCCTGGTTCACAGGAAAAAAGAATATAATGTCTTGTATACGATCAATGCTTTGAACGAACTAATTAAGAGCTTGAACGACGGTATCGTTGATACTAATTATAAAATCAACTGGCAGCACTACAGAAATACAATCCTACTAACTCAACAGCAAGAGTTAAAATTGTTGAGAACAAAGATTTATCAGATTGTTGAGCTGTAAATTTCTTAGTTTTTTTCTTAGTTTTTTATTTTACAACTATTTATAAAGGAGATGGGACGCAACAAAAAGTACCTTTCGGAAGAGCAGAAAAAAGAAGCTCAGAGAAAGTGGTCTCAGAACTACTATGTAAAAAATAAAAAGCAAATTGATGAAAAAGCAAGAGCCCGTTACCACAAAGATATCAGGGATTTATAAAATAACAGCTCCAACAGGGAAAGTTTACATCGGGCAATCTGCCGATATTAAAAAAAGATGGCACCAGTACAAGAAAGATTTTTTTAAAAAGCAATACAAACTCTATTACTCCATACAGAAATACGGGTATGAGAATCATGAATTTTCAATTATTGAGCAATGCGGAGAATCAGAACTCAACCTTCGGGAAAGATTTTGGCAGGATTTTTACAATGCAGTAGAGGAAGGGTTAAATTTAACTTTGACAAACACAGAAGAAAAAAGAAAGGTTTTTTCTCAAGAGACAAAAGATAAGATAAGCAGTACTCAAAAAGGAAAAACTCTTACCTTAGAACATAAACAAAAATTATCTGAAGCTAGAAAAAAACTACCTGATGAAATAAAAAAAGCAAACGGGTATGCCAACAAAGGCAGAGTAGTTTCTGAAGATCTTAGAGCCAGAATTTCAAACACAATGCAAGGAATAACAAGATCAGAAGAAACTAAGCAGAAGATGAGAAAGCCTAAAAGTGAATCGCATAGATTAAATATGAGCTTAGCACATACAGGAAAGCCTAGTTTAATAAAAGGAGTACCGGATAAAATAATTACTTGTCCACATTGTAAAAAAGAAGGGGGTAACAGCGGTATGAAAAGATGGCATTTTGATAAATGCAAAAAAAAGTTGCTCTCTTAGAGAGATCCTCGTATCTTTAGAGTATAGAAAAAATAAAAGTTATGAGCAACAATAAACAACAAACGGAAGTAAAACAAATTAAAAAGTATCTTGAATTACCACATAGAGAAACTGTAATTACTACTAATACAATACAAACAAAACCTTTTGACAATCAAAAAACAATGAGCAACAATAAACAAAGTAGCGTGGAGTGGTTGATTGAACAACTAAAAGAATATGATTTTTCAGAAGAAGATGATACCTATGTAATTAAAATACAAAGTTGGGTGTTAACAGAAAAACATGAAAAAGCCAACGCAATGCACAAGGAGGAGATAATTGAAGCAAATGAAGCGGGATTTGATGATGGTAATGGATTTGTTGAAGAAATGAAATATAAGACCTCGGGACATTACTACAACGAAACATTCGGAAATGAACAACAATAAATAAACTATGAAAAAATATATCATATTATATATTTTAATACTAGTTACAAATATTTGTTTGTCTCAAAATAGCATTGTCGGTGATAGTTTCGGAGGGCGTTTGTGGTATAAACCAACAAATATAAGTTCATATTCCTACGGTGGATTTATGATATGTGGAACCGAAAGAAAACTTTACGGTTGGGGATACAGTATGACAGGTTTAATAAAAAGGGGTTGGCGTTCGGTGATTACATCACCTACATGGACATACAACCTTTCAGAAGTAAAATACCATTCTGGTGGGTACTTTATGGGAATAATTAAAACAAATGATAGTGGGTATGTGTGGGGTGAAATTCTATACCCTATCGGAGTGAGAAGTGATGTATCATTTTGCGATGCTGCTATAAACGGTGTGGCTTTTGTTAAAAAAGATGGTAGCTTATGGGTCACATCTCCGACAAATTCTATGAGTTACATAAAAGGGGTCCTACAAA